TGAAATGGGGCTTGGGAAGACCTTATGCGCGCTCATTTATACGGCTGAAAACGATCTGCGGACTCTAGTAATCTGTCCGAACAGTTTAAAATATGTCTGGGCTGACGAGATTGAGAAATGGACTGACAAATCTCATCACGTCGTTAAAGCAACAGACAGAAAGGTTAAGTTCGGATATGATTACACTATCATCAATTATGATATTGTTCACAAGTTCTTCAGTTGTGAAAGGAGGGGTGGGCGTCAATATTGGAAACTCAAGCCCCAGTTTTTTTCAGCATTTAAAGAGCTTGATTGTGTAATTGTGGATGAAAGCCACTACATTAAGTCAACTAAGGCGCGCCGAAGTAAAGTGGTAAAAAAAATAGATGTGCCTCGCAAAATTCTATTGACTGGCACGCCCCTGACAAATAAGCCAATGGATTTGTGGAATCAGTTAAACTATCTAGATAAGAATAGTTGGAACAACTGGCTAGATTATCGCGAGCGCTACATTGAGGGATATAACCATCCGAGGATGGGTTTTTTTATTGAAACGGGAACTCGTAATATCGAAGAATTGGCCAGTAGAATAAATCCCTATATCTTCAGAAGAAGAAAAGAAGATGTGCTCAAAGAACTACCAGAAAAAATCTACAACAAGATAGGATCAGAAATGGAAGGCAAACACTTAGAAATGTATGCGACCGCTCTTCAAGACTTCTATGAATTTCTAAAAGAGTTTACCGACCTAACAAACAAAGAGATATGGCGTAGGCTTCGGGCCCAAGCCTTCACCAAAGTAATGATGCTTAAACAAATTTGTGCTGACTATAAACTTGACACTATGATCAAATCTTTTGTGGAAAATGTCCTTGAGAATAATCCTGATGACAAAATCGTGCTCTTTAGCCAATATCGGAAAGTGGCGATTGAGTTAGCCAAGATGTTTCCCAGCAACGTTCTCATCTATGGAGACATCGACCCAGAGGAACGCGCCAAGAGAATTAAAAAGTTTCAGAATGATCCGTCTATCAAATTATTCATCGGCACAATTCAAACTTCGGGTGTCGGCATTACTCTTACTAAGGCAAGTAATGTTATCTTCTGTGATTTGCCGTGGACACCTGCGGAAATTGAACAGGCCGTTGATAGAACCCACAGATTTGGTCAAGACAAGCCTGTTAACATTTATTATTTGGTATTAAAGAATTCAATTGAGAATAAGATCTATCGGTTGCTTGAAAGAAAGAGAAGTATCATAGATCAAATTTTGGATGGTGAAAAAGTTAGGCGTAAAACTAATATCAAAGACGAGTTCTTAAAAAGCGAAATAAAGGAAGCGCAAAAAACACTGGGGTTCTAGCTTGTCAAGTAGTTATCCCCTGTCACTAACAAGTTATCCACAGGCGAGGGGCTTGACAAGTTAAAAGTAATATGTTAGGCTTAATAACATAGGAGGCGAATTTTTTTTAAAACTAGCTAGAAGCAAACCTCCAATAAATGTTTCTAGTTTACAATCTATAATACTCACTGATAAAGATACGGAGCTCTCTGGTGAGTTGGCCCTAGCGTAGCCAGAAATTAGCGCTGAGTTTTTCGGTGTCCAGTGACAAAAACCGTGCTACTCTTGATTTGACATAGTGACCAGAGGTCAAGAGTTCTATTAGCCACACGAGGCAAACCATCTGCTAAAATGGAAAAATAAACCATCGCTTCCTGTGTGCTATCTGCGCCCTAAGCACCTTGATGGTGGAGGTGTTAAAAATCAGAATTTATTTTCTGGTGGCCCGTCATGAAACGAAAGCAAAAGTTTTCACCCCGTCTAAGTGATTAGCGGGATCGCTAAAAAATCTTTATTAAAAAATTATAGAACATATGTCGCCTATTAATTTTATCTGAAATTTTTTTCGGAAAGCTTGGGCATTAATAGGAGGCGAATTTAAAACTATGTCTAAACTATACTCATCCAACCAATGCTACAAACAGGCGAAGAGAGGAATCGCGCATACTTTTATAAGAGATTATAGCACTGATTCACGATGTGAAGTTTGTAATAAGAAACTTAACCCAGAAGAATTTTTTTATACTATAATAGAACACGGTGGATTTAGGTCAAGTATGGATATATTTTTTTACTGCTCAAAATCATGCCATCAAATAAAGAAACTAAAAGAATAGATCCGCTCACAAAAGAAGAAAGGATTGAGATAAGAAAGTGGATAGAAGCTACTAAGTATAGGGATTATATTGAATTACAGAAGGAGGATCATGTTGAAGTGACTAGAAATATTTGTAAAATTTTAGGAGTTCCAGCTTCGCCATTACAAGTTTATTCTGACGAGGCTCAGAAAGTATTGAATGCGATAGTCGGTTATTATCTTGAGGGCAAGAATTCTTCTTTCAAGGCTTTCCTTGATAAACTTGATGATATAAAAAGGGATTATCAAATTAAGAAGTTAGTTGAGTAATATGATGCAGTACAAAGCCCACTATGATACAAATGGATTCAGGGTCGCCGTTAATGATCCCAAATATTACAGGTGGAAAATAACAAATAAAACGGAATCTACTACACTGTTTTTTACTTATCAGCCTGAATGTGGTTGTTGTAGCAGAAAAATAAAAAATGAACAAAAAGTATTTATTCTAAAGAAAAGAGACTTTCAAAATATTTTTTGTAGCAAAGAATGTCGTCAAATTAAGAAACTAACCGAGTAATATGTTAAAGGAAGGGATAATAAATTATCGAGATTCTGGCAATAATTATGATGGAGAGTTAAGGTGGGTATTAAGTACCCGCGATACTACCGACAGCGATGTTAATTGGTTTTCTGGGATAAAAGCGGGATATTCTTGTCCTATTATTTGTGAGCTTTGCGAAAAAGAATTGCCAGTAGGGAAATGTATGTATACCGATAATGGTATGCCCAGAAAGGGCTTTATATTTTTCTGTTCCAAGCAGTGTTATAAGATATTTAAATTAAAAGAATGAGAAAGCCTACTCGTCTAAAAGTTTTTTATAATAGAGAGGGATGGTCTGCGCTTGGGACAAGTCCTAGTTATCAATGGAAAGTAACAATAGATGGTAAGGCTAGCGAGCTAGGAAAGGCAATTCCAGCAGCAATTCATTATCATCAACCTGCGTGCATGGTTTGTAAGCGTAAGGTGGGAAATGAAGAAGTTATAATTGGACAAATTGGCGGTTATTATTTCTGTTCAAAAGAGTGTTATCAAATTTATAAACTAAAAGAATAATGCAAACAATCAAAGCCACAGTACATTATGTAAAAGAAATTTCTGTTAGGCCCACTAGGTTTGGGAATACCAGAAAGTTTTTAATTTATACTCGGGAACACGGAAGGGAAATGCCAGTGGTTTGTTGGAATGCTTCTAAGGTTAAGGCTTTAGTGAAAGATAAAAAATATAAATTTAAAGGTCAACAAATGAATAATAATAACTATCTTGAGTTTAGGGCTAATGACTTTGAAGAGGTTAGAGAACTGGCTCAGGGTAAGTTGATATGAAAGTAGTCCACGGAAAAAATATAGGTCTTAAGGGCCCGCTAGAAGTTCATGTTGATGGTTCCTGTCTGTACAATAATGTACAGGATCAGAGCATGAGAAGAATGTCGGTTGGTATTTATGATGTTAACGCTGATTACTTTCAGCATAACTTGGGCCTGAAGAAGGGCGGTTCTAACAATGTAAGTGAAATTTTGGCCTGTTTTGAGGGACTTAAGTATGCCAGCGAACAAGGAGTTAACAAGGTTATAATCAAAACTGATAGTTCTGTGGCTTTTAGTTGGATTAAAAAGGGTAAAGTCAAAAACAAAAAAATAAACAATCCTGAATTAGTTAATGATATTTTAGGAAGAATTACTGAAATAATTAATTGGTTTGATAAGGTAGAAATTGAATTGATTCCTCGAGAAAAAAATATGGCAGGCATTAAACTAGAGGAGTTTTTAAAAAAACACAAAATAACTATTTAATATGCCAAAGGGATTTCAAAAAGGACATAAAATAAATGTTGGTCGAATACCATATGCTTTAGATGTAATAATAGTATAAATGCTAATAGAGAATATTGGCAGAATTATTTTAAGGAATATTCAAAGGTCGAGCAGTAATCAAAATATTAAAAAAATAACATGATTAAGTTTAAAGTTATTCACGTTAAAAATGTTAAGAGTGATAGCTATAAGATGGGAGCCCTTGAAAGAAGGGTTGGGAAATTTCTTGCAGGAATAAGCAAAGATAATCTAATTAAGATTTCTTTCTGTGATTGTCACGAATGTGGACCAGTTGCTTTTATAACTTATAACGAGTAGCAATTTTCTCGTAAAGCTTTTTAATAGCTTCACGCTGATCAGATAAAAAGAAAAGTTCTCGCCTAATGCGAGCCTTTTCTTTTCTTATATGCTTGCGAATTGATTTGGGGAGCTTTTTTCTCATAGAACATATGATAGGTTTAACCTTTCCCATACGAACGAAAAGAATAGCGCACAATACGCCGTTTCTTTTCTTTTTTAAGTTGATCTTCGTGTAAGGTTCCGTCTTCTTCTAGCTTTGGTTTGCCCTTTAGGTAATTAAGTTTACGAGGCTTGCCAGGAACTAATCTTAAATTAACTGCCAAATATTCGAGGGCGGATCTATAGTGAGAGAACTGGTCGTGAACTGGTTTTGAAACTGGTGAAGTGGCTTGGCTAGATTCTTTTCGTTTAGGATATCGTGATTGCTGAATGGCTTCGATAAATGCTTTTTGCTTTTCGTCTATATATAGTCGTCTCAATAACATTTTAGTGGCTTCTTTTCTTGCGGGGAATGATTGAGCTCGTTCATTTGTAAACACATGTATACCTGACTGAGAAAGAGTTTTGAGAACGGTCTTGTCGATAACCACTGTTCTTTGTTTTCCCGCGGGGTCGCCGAAATGTCTGGCTCTTTTAAATTTTTTATGTTCTTCTATTTTTCTAAGCTCGTCGTTGGTGTATTGAAATCCGTTTTTTCGTAGTTGTGTGGGTGTGTATTTTTTGCCTGTGAAGAATGGAATATAGAAATCAATTGTAAGGTCGTGATTTTGATAAGAATCAATTATGAATACATCGCCATTAGTATTCTGTTGAGCCCAGATAGTTGCAGTAGAATCTAATCCGTAGTCACTTGCAGTATAGAGAGGAAGCTTTGGATTGTAGGAATAGTTTCCAATAGGAACGGCATCAAACTCTGGATAAACCTTTCCTCGTCCAGTTACGTCATAAGAGATGTCAATTTCCTGGGCTATGGTTTCTGCAGAATATTTTTCTTTTTGGTCTTCATACCATTCATCGTTCTTTTCTGGGTGTTCTCTCCAATGAATGGTTTTAACCCTTCCTTTCATTTGATTAGAGAATCGTAGGGTTTTGAAAAAGGTAGCTGGTTTAGGGGTAGAAACTGGAATCTTAATTTTAGAAGCTTCAGAACAGCCGTCCCAAGAGGCACTCGCTTCTGGCCAAGTGGTGAACTCATCCATAAAGATACAATTAAAAGTACCACCTCGGCCGAAGTCTTTGTTAGATGATTCTCCAATAATTGAGGCTCCGTTTTCTGGGTTAACCAATAGAAGATGGCGCCGATCCTTAACGGGATTAAATCGTTTTGGTAGTATCCATGTTGGTAATCTGCTTAGATTGTAGTCTATTTCATAAAATAAAGTATCATCTTTATCTCGCTTATCTACCAATTCTTCTTTACGAGATCCTACTAATGAGATGAAGTCGGGGGTAAATAACCAGTGATATAAAAGCCAGGTCATCATTATCCAAGTAATGCCCATCTGTCTAGACTTTTCTATTAATCCATTCTCTTCTTTTACAAGCAAGTCTTCTAACCATCTAATTAAATTTCTTTGATATGGATAGAGAATGAATGGAAGGTTGGCTGGCTTTTTCTTTGGGTCTTTAGTAAAGCAAAAAAAGTTGAAAAAAAAGACAGGGTCAGTTTTACACATCTGTTTTAAAACTGCCTGCCAGTCTCGGTCGTATTGGGAATGTAATAATATTTTTGCCCTTTCCTTTAGAATTTCATCATAGGATAGGTTTAAAAAATTAGTCATTGCACTTTCCCCGTCTGTCTAGTTTTTTATGGCACTTCACGCATGCAGTCTTTCCATTATTTGTGTCCCATAATTTTTTACAGTTTAAGGCTTGTTTATAATTTTTAATATTATTTTCTTTTAAAATTGAACTAAACGATACAGGATAATGGGCTGCGTTTAGCTTTCCGCCAATTTGATTACACTCTTGGCAAACATAATTATCTCGTTCGAATATAGCAGTTCGCCATTGTTTATATTTAAGACAATTTCTAATTTGAAAATTTAATTTAGTAATTCCTCCTTTCCATAAAGCTGATTTATTGCCAACAAATAGCCCCATATGAGAGATGCTTAATTTCTTTCTTGTTTCATCTGAAAGCTTGGCTCCTTTTCTTGGAGAAACTTTGCCCTTTTTGGACTCACTCATTTTTGCCTTATGTTCTTTAGACAATTTCTTTCCATAATAATGGTGATTTTTACCGCTTCTATTTTCTTTTATTCCATCCCAGTAACATCTTTGAGAGCAATACTTTCTTCGTTTTATTTTGTATTTTAAATCTTCAAAGGTTTTTTCGCATCTGATGCATTCTTTGGTTCCCATCTTAATATTTTCCTTATCAAAAAAAATCCTACATTTTCGAGAACAGAATTTTCTAATCTTCGCTAAATATGGATATTTAGGAATAAAAAACTCTTTACAATATTTGCATCGTATTTTTTTTCTCTTTTTTTTCATAGGATTAATCGTGCTCTTGGCTTTTCTTACTCAAGAATTCGAGCAACTCCGAAGAACTCATATTTTTAACGTCAATATTGATATTCAAACTCTTCTGCTCAATCTTCTTTATCTCTTCTTGATTCGCGCTCATCATTTCAGATGCCAATGATCTAAATGCCTTTGCTAATTGGGCAAGTCCAGCCTTCTCAACTTTGTCTTGGTCTATGGCATTAAGAATCATATCTACTTTGTCTTTAATAGTTTCTAAATAGCTTTTTAGTTGTTGTTTTTGGGCTTTATCAACAACAGAAATAGCCCGCTTGGTCTTTCGGATGTTTTTCATTTCTTTGTTTAGTTCTTTGGTAACTTCTGGAAGCTCAGCCTTTGACATTTTAGTCTTAAGCTTTTTTAAATCTTGTTGTTGTTTACTTTGTGTTGGCATAAATATATAACAAATTCACACGGTAAGTGTGCTATTGGCTTTACTTTTATTTAATTGTAGATTCTGTCTCAACGCGTATTTGGATAGTCATAATTTGTTATTTACAGTTTTTAGTTCTGTGAACTGTCTTTAGTAATCTGACCAATCCGTATTGCATTTTGTACATTTATCAATTACTAAAAGGTTTAGGCGTTGACCACACCAACAACGAATTACCACGCTAGTAATTGACGAGGTGTAAAAAGCGCCCATTATTCTCTCTTTTATATTGTCATTAAACTGTCGTTTTCTTTGTTCGGTAATTAGTCTATGCAAGATTTTATTCGAAGATGGGATTCGGACCCTTCCTGTAAAAGAGCCATTTGTTTTTGATTTTCGAGGTCGTTGGCACTTTTTAGATCAGGTCGACCTTATCCTTACTACCAGATGGGTTCGGGATCAAGAGTCCGAATTTCCCCATCTAGTAAATTATTAAAACATTAGCGATCACGGATAGACCCCCATTATTTATTGGTTTTTCCCCTACTTATATTATAACATAATACCTTAAGCTTGTCAAGAGCAACCTGTGGATAAGTCACCCAAAAAAGTTATCCACAGCCCACCCTCTTGACAAATAAAAATTAAGGGTTTATACTTAAAATAGAACCATTTTTTTGAATCTTTGCGCTGGCGGTTGCCCTGCGATTTCTAGAATCAAAGGATAGTTAGCAAGTAGGAAGGCATTCCGAAAACCGACGAAACGCTTGACCGCCGTCGCAAGGATTTAATGTCTGATCTTTAAAGGGGGGACAGGATATACAAAGATATCAAGTCTACTCGACTCGCCAAAGTCGAACACTGGGGTGCCAAACCTTTTTCTCACAGGATTAGGGTTCCTGTTTCCCTTTTAGGGATCATGAAAATCAATTCTCTTCAATTAAATAACTTCAAGTGTTTTGATGATCGAACTTTTGCTTTCGGGCCCAGGGTTCAAATCAGTGGAAAGAACGGATCAGGGAAGTCTAGCATTCGCGAGGCTATCCTTTTTGTTTTATATAATAGAACAGAGACGGCCGTAAAAGAAACTGATAAGTACATTAAGAATGATGAAGACTTCTGTGAAGTGACTCTTAATACAGACCAAGGAACTATTAAGAGGCAACGAAACAAGTCTAAGTCTAAACTCTGGCTGGACAACAGTGAAACTACCCAAGAGAATTTGGTTGATAAGTTAAAGTTGCCAGAGTTTGTAGTGTTTAATTCTGTGTTCACTGCTGGATATTTTATGTCGTTGGATGAAAAGGCTCAGCGCCAGATTATTTTGGATTTGACTGAGCCAGTAGATCGAGATACTATTTTTAAAAAGAATGGGGGAACGCAAAAGGATTTGGATGATTTTGGAATAAATCTTGAGGATTTAGATGAAGCCTACAAAAGAGTAAACGCCCTTAAACAGTCTTCTTCGGCTCGAATAGAGGTCAAGAAATCAGAGAATCTTTATTTTGTAGATAGTCTTAAAGGAAAATGCGCTGTGTGTGGGGCGGATATAAAGGACAAAAAAAAGATAGAAAAGAAAATAGAAGAATGTAAAGAGGATATTATTGAATCTGAAGAAAAACAAGTGAGGGCTAAGAATATGTTAGATATGATTAAAAAAATTCCTCGAGATGAGATTGAAATTAAGATGATAGCTCTCGAAGCAGATATTAAAAAGATAGTTCCAGGGGCAGAGATTAAATTGATGGAATTACTTAAAAGTGCAATTGGCTATAAGCCTGTATTTAAATTATTGGTAAATGGAAAAGAGTATAGGTTTCTTTCAACGGGCGAAAAGAAAAGGGTTGATGTAGGTCTATGCGAGTTTTTAAATAACTTTTACAAATTAGATATGATGTTTATAGATAATATGGAATCAATAACTGGCGAACTGCCCGTTAACTTTAAACAAGTATTTACTTCAAGGGTCTTAGATGATGAATTAAGAGTAGTGATTAAATAATATGCCTAAAGGAATTTATCCAAGAAAATTATTGAAAGAAAGATTTTGGGATAAAGTAGATAAGACTAAAAACTGTTGGGAGTGGAAAGGAACTACGCGATTAGGATATGGAGTAATTTGGAGAGACAAAAAATGGTATCCAGCTCATCGATTGTCTTGGGAAATGCATTGCGGTGATATTCCAAAAAAGTTATTTATTTGTCATCATTGCGATAACAGAAAATGCGTTAGGCCAGATCATTTATTTCTTGGAAATCAAAAAGATAATATGCAAGATGCTTTTTCGAAAAACAGAATGGTTCTTCCTAGTGTTCGGGCACAGGGCGAAAAGCATGGCAATGTTAAACTTACAGAAAAACAAGTATTAGAAATTAGAAAGTTATACGTTCCTGAAAGATTTGGCTATAGAAAATTAGCAAAAAAATTTGGAGTAGCTATAAGTACAATAAAAAATATTATTAATAAAATAACTTGGAAACATATATAAAATTATGATAGGGGGATTAACAAATTCAGATTCAGAAGAAAAAAGTATTGGAGTAGATACAAGAAAGCTTTCCAAAAGAATTATCCGAGTAAAAAACGGTTACATTATTGAAGGAAATTCATTAAAATATAATCCAAACGATCCTAAGTTTTCAACAAAAGCCGAAGAAGCAATGCCATTTGATCCACTGCCTACTCTTGGAAATGTGAACGTAGACGAACCAACTGAATATAATATAAGAAGAGTGGATAATGGTTATCTTATACATACTTATAACCATACGAATATTGGCCCTAGAAGCAGAGACAAGACAACGGTATTTGGTGATGTCGATCAAGTGGTTAAACGCTTAAAAAAACATCTCGATAAATTAGAAGAAGAAATAAAAATTGAGAAATTGAAACAATAATTAACTATGCAAAAAGTATGCGAAAATTGTGGGCAGAAATTTGAGTTTCGGTTCAAAGGCAAGTATAGAAACTCAAAACCAGGTGCCTCTCTTATAAAGAGGAACAAATTTTGTCCCGATTGCCGCAAAAAACATGCCAAAGAAAAAAGCACAACCTAAGCCTACCCCTAAAAAGTCTACTCGTAAGAAGCCTGGTCGTAAAAAAGTCGAACGGCCTTGGTTGACTCGGGATATTAATCCGAGAGATTTACCCGAGATTTATAAGCTATTAAGCAAAGAATTTCCCAAAGAAGCTATTGTAAAGGGAAAATTGTGGTATGGCTTGGAAACAGAGGGACCAAGAGGTCAGTCTGTAATCAACCGTTTGAATGAAGTGTTGGGAATAAGTCACTGGCATTATGAATATAATGTAGAAGACGAAACCAAGGGCAAATTGTGGTCAGCTACTTGCGGGATGACATTAGCGATAGGAAATTGGAGCGTTGAAAAAGAAGAAGGTGGCCCAAGAATGAACCCTAAATTTGTTCCTCTCGCCTCTCGTTCTTGGGTTGGCGGCGTATCTCATTTAAGTAGATCAGAAGCCAAGAAAGGCGCCATTACTAATACTCTTAAGAAATGCGCAGCAGCTTTTGGGGTTGGGAAAGAGATATATGAAAGACTGAAAGAACCAGAGTTTGAAGAACAAAAAGAAGAAAAAGTTATTGAGGTTGAACCCAAGAAAGAAACCGATAATGAAATTCTTTGGCCAAAAGTACCAGTTAACGAACAACTTCTCGAAGTAAAGGAAAAAGGTGATTCGTATGCCGATCTTCTAACTGAATTGAATTCGGTTCAGGATAAGGAAACTTTGACGAAAGCCCAAGAAACAATGGATAAAGTTAAGGGCCAGCTGACGGCAGAACAATTAACCGAGGCAGTTAGAATATTCGCTGATTTAAAAAAGAAATATCAATAATTTTTTGGGCATAGGTGGTTCCTATTATAAACTTGAACTTTATACCGCCCGCCCTATGAGAGAAGTAGCTCAATGGTAGAGCACCTGACTTTAATTTATCGCCAGAGGAATTAGAAAAAGATAGTATATTAAATTTATTAAAATGAAAAAAGACAAAGTTTATTGGTTAATAAATTCTGAAGAAAATAAACCTTATCCAACGTCAACTTGGTATCGTTGTATGGGAATTGAAGAATTTGTTAAAAAAGTTGAAAAGAAACATGCCATAGTTGGAATAGCGTTTGATGGAAATAATTTAGGATTTATTTTAGATAAAAAGTAATTCCCTCCTAAATGTAATGAGTAGAATACAATGGAATGCCCGTAACGTTGAAAAGTTATTGGGTTGTCAGGCCGAAGAAGATCTCTTAAGAGAATTCCCAGGTCAAAAAATCTCTTCCCTCCAGAGAAAACAACGAAGCCTTAGGCAAAACGGCAATCCCGATAAAAAGCCCGAGGTAGATCCAAAGGATCGGTTGGTCGATAAGGCTCGCGAAAAAGAGTTAAAGAGGTTAATGAGAAAGAACACTCTGTACGAGGTAATTGGCGAGCAATTAATTGAAGCCACCAAAGCAATTCCCGCAGGGCCCATTCCTAAAAAGATTCGAGTTTCCAAAAGTGATTTCAGGGAAGAAGAAATGTGTATGTTGTTCGGGGATTGTCATGTGGGACTCACGGTTGATTCAACTGAGAGCGGTGGTCTTGGATCGTATAATGTAAATGTATTTAGGAAAGAGATGGAATTTATGAAAGAGTCCCAAGCCAAAGTGTTCGCACTACATGATAACGTTCCTTATAATACGATGAACATATTTATGCTGGGGGATCTCATTGAAAATAGAATTATGAGAGAATCTCAGCTTAGATTGACTGGAGTAAATGTGGTTCAACAGGTAATGGAAGCCGTTAACGAAATTTCTCTTTGGTTGGCTTGGGTAGCTCAACGATTTAATCAAGTAAATGTATACGGAGTAGTGGGAAATCATGGTCGTCTTACTCAAAAGATAGGAGTATTGGCACCGACTGATAGTATGGATTATTTGGTATATAAATGGCTAGAAGAACGATTAAGGAATTATAAAAATGTTAAGTTCAATATCTCGGAGTCTTGGTGGATGGCCATTGAACGAATGAATGTTAAGTTTTATATGGAACACGGAGAAGAGTTTAGATCCTGGATTGGCATTCCTTTCTATGGGTTAAAGAGGGGAAAGGCTAATATGCGCGAGTTGTTGAGGCAGTACCTAGACGAAAAGGGAAGGCAAGTAGACTTTGATTATTTCTTGGTAGGACATATTCACACGCCAAGCGAATTCCAGGGAGTATTGACCAACGGTGCTTTTCCTGGGGGTGATGAATATTCCCTTAAAAGACTTAAGCTAGGCGAACTTCCAAGTCAAACCATGTTTAGCATTCACCCTAAATTTAAGAAGACTTGGACAAGGCATATAGCTTTGAAGGATCCAAATAAACAACCTAAAGTTAGGTTTTATAATTAATAATATGGGAAGACATTTAAAGTATCCCGAAAAAGAGATATTTCCTAAGTGGAAATGTGGGTCGTGTGGACGACTTAATCAATTAGAGTATAGTCCTACTACAACAGAAGGAAAGGCGAGATTTGTCTATGAGGCTTGTCCTGAATGTGGAAAAGGTCGACAAGAAGATATTAAAGAAGATTATGGGGAATGGAGAATATTATGAAGTGCCCCAGCTGTGGAGAAAAAATGATTCTATTTAAAAAGTGGCGCAAACATGATTACAAGTGCCTTTATTGTGGACATGAAAAAAAGATTAAACCAACAAACGGTCGAAGTTCCGATCGTCGGAACCGTAAACAGTAAAACTGGCAAGGTCAGTTTTAAAAAATATATGGTAAAATGTCCAAATTGTAAAAGTAAAAATTTAATAAACGTTGAGTATGCCCCTGGCGATCCTTATAGATATGATGGAATTAGTGAGATTGCTTGTCGGGATTGCAAGAAAAGATATGGAAGGTGGACTGGCAAGGAATTAAAGAAAGAAGAACAAGAAGCTCCTTATGGCAAGAAAGAACTTGTTACCAGCGAACCAAGGCATTATAATCTATGAGTTACGAACTTAGAAAATCTTATGAGGACATGGGAATTCCTATTCATTCTTATTCAAGTCTTAGTTTATACGAATCTTGTAGCTATTGCTATTACCTCAAATACATCTGTGGGATAAAGCAAAAATGGGTTTCTCATAATCTTATATTCGGAACCCTTATTCATAAGATATTAGAAAACGAGGAAATTTTAGAAGATGCACTTAGGCTAGATAAGTTAATCGATGAAATCATAGAAAAAAACCTTTGGAATAAATATTTAAAAGGATCATCGACTGCAAAAATAAAGTCTGATGTTAAAAAAGCAGGGACAGTCATTCAAAAGAATCCTCTGATTAGAGAAGATAAAACGCCCGTTGTTAAAAAAAAGAAAGAACTTGAGGCATTTGTTTCTATGGATGGATGGGTGCTTCAAGCCAAAATAGATGGGGCTAGCGATCGCAATGAATTGATAGAACACAAAACTTCTTCTAGTAAATATACTCTGGAGAAAATTCAGGAATCTCACCAACATGTTTTATACGAGCTAGCATTTCAACATGCTATTGGCATAGGTTCTAGTGCTGTAATATATGATATCATTTACAAGTCGGCCAATCCTATCAGAGAACAGATTTGGGTTAAGGTGTCCGAACAGGAAATTAAAAGAACTAAGGCTTGGGCCAATAATTTGGCCAATAAAATAAATAGTCAGGTTTGGAAGCCATACAAAAAGGTCGGCTGGCAGCATAGGGGTTGGTGTGATTATAAAAATTTGTGTCCTTATTGTAACTAACCCCATTAGACGAACTATGAAAAAGAAACAACCAAACACTAAAGAGAGGGAGATGAAAGTCCATCAAGGATATTGGGCGACTTTTAGTGAAAAAGATATAGTAAATCTAAAAAGAGCAAGAACACTATTAGAAAAAGCTAATTATAATTCTTGTTGTAATAATCGTGATACTGCAATGATTGAAGGAGCTGTAGAAATAATTGATCAAGTAATTAATTTTCAATATAAAAAACACAACTAAACCTAACCAATTAGCTTTAACAAAAATATGAGCAAGGAGGGGAAAATAAAAGAAACTCCCCATAGTTAGTGATTAGTATGGGGAGTAAAAAAGAAATTGAAGTTTTAATAGAAATCAATTATTTCAGTTTCAAAATTATGGTCAATTTCCCATTGATATTCTGGCTTATATTTTGACCCTTTAAAGTATTCGTGATGTTTTTCAATAACTACAAAATCATTTTTGATTTTTCTCGCATCAACTTTGGCTTTTTCTAAATCAGAATAGGGTTTACTATAATGGAAAATCCCACTTTGATTTTCATCGGTAGTCGTTTGAATTATGTAGTAAACAATTCTTTTCATCATTTTCAGTATAACACAGGTAAAATTTAATGTCAAGTCTAAAATTAAGAAATCGTGTCAAGTTTTTAGAAAAATAAGTGGAGTTAGCTTAAAAAGTCGTTCAAAAACATCAAAAAAACGCAACTCTGAAAATTCAATGTGGTATAATATTTTTGGTGTGGTTATCCACAGGCAAAATCGCAACTAATAATTATTAAATTTCCCACAAAAATATGAGTAAGGAGAAACAACAAAACACTAAATATAGCGGATTAGGAGATGGCGATTTTAAGACTTCTACTGGTATGCCTATGTCCCCAAAACCAACAAACTGGGAGGAGGAGTTTAAGAAAATGTTCGTATTAGAAGATGGGCAATTTAGAGGTGGAGATGCTATTCCCTTAGATGTTATTGATTTCATCAAATCCCACATAACTAAAATCTTGGAGGAGGTGGAGATGGAGGAGGTAAGCCCAGAACATGAAGCTGATATGATGGACGATGGATATAATGCGATAGTAAAAGCTTTCAACAAAAAGATTAACCAAATAAAGAAGAGATTATGAGGAAGACAAAAAAGCTCGAAAAAGAAATAGAAAAAATCAGAAAGAATATTGATTCTCAATATAGGTTATTATTAACAAAGATCAAAGAGCTTGCGGAAGTAAGAAATAAAAATGAAAAAAGAAAAAGATAAACAACCTATGTGTGGCGATGGACATTGCCACGGATGTGGAAAAGTTGTGGATGAAAGGATTTGTATTTGTACGACCTGTACTGGCAGGGGAATTACTCATGAATCTTTGGGCTTGGGGGAGCAGTTTGAGGCACTAAAAGAAAAAATATTTCAAGAAGAAGAGGAAGAAAGGAGGCGAGAAGACGAGGAAAAGTTATCCACAGGTGACATTCTTGACAAATAAAAAATAACAAGTTAAACTAAAAATACGACCATGAAAACAATTAAGATTTTAACATTAGAATGGCGCAAATCAAAAACTGGAAGTGATTTCGCTAGCATAAATTATAATCGCCAGACAAGAAAAGGATTAAGTCTTTGGGCCAAGAAAGAAGAAATAGAAAAGCATGGTCTTTTGGGACAAGAAAAGGAAATAACTGTAGATATTCAGGAACGCGGGGGGTACGAAAACATAGTAGCAATTCAAGGAGACGACGGAAGAATGTATAGATGGGATAGGTTTGGGAATGTTTCTGTTGAAGATGAACAGCCTGCGGTTGAAGAGATTCCAGCGGTTCAGGTTGAAGAAAAAGTTCCAGTAGCTGAAGGATTTAAAGAAGCAATTGAAGAATCTGGCGAGAGTTTTGTTAAACAGCTTGGTGAATTGTTAATGGAAGTAGGAAGGGCCACTGACGAAGCAGGCCTTACCGATGTAGAGCTTAAACTTAGTGCGCTCAATGTCAAAATTGCCCAACACCACGCCAAAAATAATCATGAGGCCAATGAGCTGGAGCTAGCATATAAGAAAAAACGCCACGAGAAAATTCTAGAACTCAAAAAAATGAATGGTGATATGTCTGATACCAAGGCTAAGACTATGGCCGAAGCAGAATTATGGGAAGAAAAGGCGGAACTGATTGTGGCCCAAGACAAGGTTAGGTCTAATGAAATAATAACCAGTGGAATAACCAATTTGTTATTTGCCATAAAAGACAAGATAAAAAGTCTAAGGTCATGAGAGAAGTAATAGAAAAGTATAGGTGCGATGAATGTGGAAAAGAAACTAAGTCACCACACATAGTTATTCAGTCTTTTGATAGAAGTAATACTGGATGGGCAAAAAAATTACCTGATGAAGAATATAAAGAATGGCTTAAACACAATCAATCAGACACCAGGGGACATCGCTGGAGAGTGGTGGCAAGACTTAGGGGAAGTGGCACAATACATTTTTGTAATGAAAGGTGTCTGGCCAAATATTTTAGAAAGGCTTTAGACGATTATAAAATTAATAAACTAAAAGAATAAAAATATGTCAGAAGAAAAATCATACGAACGAATTAAAAAAGGTGAAGATTTAATCGACACCAAAAAAGCCATTGAGCTTATGCTCGGTAAATGGTTCTACGAGGTCAAAAAGAATAAGGACTTCGAGGAAATCAACAAGGAAAAGAGCGAGTTCATGGGCGAAAAAAGCATAAAGGAAACCACATTAGTGGAATATGAAAGCGTCTACAAGGCATTTTGTGAAGTGGCTAAATATACCATAGGAGAATTGGCCGTTAGAGGCGATATGTTGGCTCGCTTGAAGAAGCTTAAGAGAGTTTTTTTTCACGGCGGTGGACGGGGCCAACTACCAGAATTAACTGTTGACAGAGAAACTTTAGATGAATGGGTAGAAAAAGCCAAGATACTTTCAACTAGCGATTTTAACCTGGAGTTCAAGCAGGAATTCAAAAAGTTCAAGGCTGATCCTGAAAATTGCAAACACGAAAATAGCACTAAACATGCTTATATTAACTGCAAGGATTGCGGTGAAAAAATTTGGGTAGATCCTGATACGGGCGCTCTACAACACAAATGTAACTAGAATAGTTACTTAACAATTATTAATCCCCTCCTAACTAATATGCTGCTTGGGAAGCAACCATCTTATGTAACAATAAGCACAACTAAAAATAATTTGAAATTTGACATTGTCCAGTGTCTATATTTATAGATATTGGATTTTTTTATGGCAACAACTCTTAAAAAAAAATTAAAAAATAAAAAAGTAGTGACATTGCGGGAGTTTAAATGTGATGAATGCGGTTATGCATTTTGGACAGAGGATCATTTAATCTCTTTATATTGTCCTAAGTGTGGCAAAACCGTGTACTATACAAAGGATTTAAGCGTGTCTGCTAAGTCTTAATAGGAGGGAAAAGCAGGGCTGGTTACTCCATCTTGTGAGTGTAATTGGAGACATTTGAATCATTCGGGGATAAGTTTCTATACTTCCTCTATAATACATCATAGTCCCTTCCAGCCCAGCTTCATTCTTATGAATCCCAAACTTACGAAAAAATTATTCAAAAAATATCCCGAGCTTTTTGTTGGAAAGGACAAACCTATTAAGCAAAGCTTAATCCCCTTAGGGCTTGATTGTGACGATGGATGGTACGATTTAATTGACAAATTATGTTCTGATATTTATGCATATTGCGAGAAAACGGGAGAAGAAATTCCAGAAGCTACTCAAGTTAAAGAAAAATATGCTGGGCTTCGATTCTATACTCATGGTACCAGGAAGGAAATTCACGATTTAATCCGCAAGGCCGAAGAAGAGTCGGAATCTATCTGCGAAGAATGTGGCAAGCCCAGCAAAATTCGCAAAACCAAATCTGGCTGGTATTATAATCGATGTGATGAATGTTGGGGAATTAAAAAATTAATTGAATAAGCAGTGGAATAGGGGTGATTTCAGAAAAAAGTTTTATGATAACTTGGAGGGCTGGAATCGCCCTATTCCACAAAACAAATATGATAAAACCAACTAAAGGAAATATCTTAATAGAGCCCACTGATGTTGCCCTTAAGGCAGGAAACTTTGATCTTCCTGACAGAGAAAAGGATGCTACGGAAGGCAAAGTCATCGCTATTGGGGATGGCATTGGACAGGTTAAACCAGGAGACTATGTCTTCTTTAGTAAATATTGTATAAATGGTCGAGAAATAAAAGAAAAAAAACAAGTCAAGTATGTCATTCTTAAAGAAGATGATATATTGGCTATAAAAAAATGAACGCAAAAAAAATAATATCTTATGGTCAACAAGCCAGAGGCAAGTTGTTATCTGGTATTAACAAATTAACCCAGGCCGTCAAAGTAACTTTTGGTGGGGCTGGAAAAAATGTGGTCTTTGATCAACCGTACGGTCAACCACCCGAAAGCACTCGTGATGGGGTTACGGTTGCTCGAGAGTTTGACTTAAAAGATCCACAAGAAAAACAGGGCGCTGATATGCTTAGGAAAGTGGCTCTTAATGTTAATGATGATTGTGGCGATGGTACGAGTTCGGCGATTATTATAGCCCAAGCATTAATTGAAAATGGTTTTGCCGAGATTAAAGAAGGAGCCAATCCAGTTAAGCTCAGCAAGGAACTTAATAAAGCCGTGGCCGATATAGTAAAACAGCTAAAAAAAGAATCTCAAAAAGTCACAACCAAAGAACAAATGGCGCAGATTGGAACTATTGCTTCTCGAGATGAAGATATTGGTAATTTGGTAGCAGAAGTAATGGACGAGACTGGAGAAGATGGGGTTGTTGATGTTCAAGAATCTCAGGGAATTGAAACGACCAAAGAAGTTGTAAAAGGAATTAAACTAGATAAAGGATATATTTCTCCTTACTTTATTACTGATCCAAAAAAGATGACCTGCGAATATCATGGTATTGATATTTTGATTACTGACCACAAAATTTCCGATGTGGAAGATTTAGTACCATTAATAACCACCTTGGGAGAACAAAAGACAAAGAAGCTAATGATTATTGCTGATGATGTAACCGAATCTGCTCTTGCTGCTCTTGTAGTGAATAGAATACAAGGCAAGTTTAAGCCTTTAGCAATTAAAGCGCCTAGCTTTGGAGATAATAAGCGTGAGGTTTTGCAAGATATCGCAGTAATTACAGGGGGAACTTTTGTTACGGAGGAAACAGGAATGAAAATAACTGATGTAACCCCTGATATGCTAGGAAGGGCTGATAGGGTTGTGTCCAGTAAGTCAGAAACTATTATTGTGGGAGGACAAGGAGATCAGAAAGAACTCGAAACACGACTTACCCAAGTCAAGGCCGCGGAAGCTGTAGCTGAAAGCGATTATGATAAAGAAAATCTGAAGAAAAGAATAGCTGGTTTAAGTGGTGGCGTGGCCGTAATTAAAGTTGGTGCTACCAGCGAACTTGAACAGAAAGAAAAGAAATATAGAGTAGAAGATGCTGTGGCTGCGGTGGCGGCTGGAATGGCAGAAGGAATTATTGAAGGCGGAGGGTTGCCCCTGCTTAGAATAGCAGAGAAACTCAAAGAAAGTTCACCTGTTAATAGAATTCTTAAGAAATCATTAGCCGTTCCATTTAATCAGATTATCGAAAATGGTGGCGAGGATCTTGAAAAGATTTTGACTGAAGCTAAAAAGAAGAAGCTTAAAGAAGGATATGATATTGTAAATGCTAAATTCGGGGACATGTTTGAAATGGGAATTATTGATCCAGTTAAAGTTACTCGTAGTGCTCTTGAGAATGCGGCTTCCGTTGCTTCATCTGTTTTGATTACCGAAACAACAATTGCTATCGAGCCAGAAAAAGAATCGCCGCCAGTACCACAAGGAGGCGGTATGCCGCCAATGTAATATGTATAGAGATAAATCAGAAAAAAGAACAAAAGGTTTTCCTCGGCCACAGAAAGACTTTAAAAAGAATCCGCCTACAAATAAAGTAAAGTTTGTTCGAAAAGCAAATATGTGGTTGGCATATTATTGGAAGACGGAAGGGGGTAAACTTATTCAAAAAAATAATTGGTTTAATAATAAAAAAGAAGCTGAGAAGTTCCTTGAAGAACATGAAGATAAAAGTGAGATGTAAAAATTGTGGTAAGATTCGAGAAATTAATAGATCTCATGGTGAATCCTCTAAAAATTATATTAAGAGAAGACCATTATGTATAAAATGTGGGCACAAAAAACGAATAGAAACTTTGGGAGGACATGCTCCAAATTGGAAAGGTGGAAAATCTGTTGACAAAAAAGGATATATAAGAATTTGGGATAGAAATAAAAAATGTTATATTAAAGAACATAAAAAAGTTTGGGAAGAAAATTATGGAGAAATTCCCGAAGGATATGTATTTCATCATAAAGATGGAAATAAACAAAATAATTCATTAGACAATTTAGAAATATTACCAAAGGTCGAACACGATAAATTGAATGATTCTCTTTTAAAGAATCATTGGAATAAAAAATTAAAACAAACTGAAGATTTAACATGCGTGGAATACTCTTAGCGGGGGGGAAGGGAACTAGGCTCTGGCCTCTCACAAAAACAACAAATAAACACATGATAGCTGTTTATAATCAACCGATGGCTTATTGGCCAATGATGACCTTAAAGAAATCTGGAATTAAAGATATTCTTCTTGTGTCTAGTCGAGATCATGTAGGGGGATTTCTCAATTATTTTGGTTCAGGAAAAGAATTTGGGGTTAAATTAACCTATGACATACAAGAAGAGGCAAGTGGAATAGCTGGTGCCCTGGGCGTAGCCAGAGATTTTATAGGAAAGGATAAAAACATGGCAGTTGTTCTAGGGGACAACATATTTAAAGAAAGCTTTGCTGAGGACATTAGATCATTTAGCAAGGGCGCCAAGGTGTTTCTTAAAAGAATGGCAAACCCTGAAGCATATGGCGTGGCGATTATTAATAAAAAAGACAAGACTAAGATTAAAAAGATCGTAGAAAAACCAAAGATAAAGGTCGGGGATAAAGTGGTTACTGGGCTTTATCTGTATGATAATCAGGTGTTTGATATTATTGATGAGTTGAAACCATCTCGCCGAGGGGAATTTGAGATTACTGATGTTAATAATTGGTATATTAAACGAGGCGAAATGAACTATAGAATCCTTGAAGATCTCTGGGCAGACGCTGGAGAAAATCATAATAGTCTTTTAAGGGCAAGTAATTTAGTGGCCGAATATATTGTCAAAAAAGAAAATTAATATGAGTTATTTACTTTACATTCCTGGAGCCATCTTAGCAATAATATTTGCAGCATTCATAGTGGGCGGACTTATTGATATTCATAGAGTCTGTATCAAAGGTAGGCATTGGCTACCACTAATAGTCTTTTATTTAATTTTATTAATAATTCTGTTAGTATTATGAAATTATTTACAGAAAAAATTGAAAAGATTGCTTTGTGGATTGTTGTTTTAGATGTGATTTTGATTCCATTAATGATGTGGTGGAGCTATTATGATTTTGCTCGAAAGACGCCCTACGATCAGGAAGTAATGGATAGACTAAACGAAATAGAAAAAGCCGTAACTGTTTATGGCGAAGCAGATTCAATGATCGGTTATATGGTTTCAGAGGCTACTCGCTTAGGAGTTGATCCAGATTTAGCCAATCGAATTATATGGTGTGAGTCTCGTTGGAATCCTAATGCTAAAAATGATGGGGGAAAACGTGGACAGGGACTATTTCAAATAACCCCGAGCACTTGGAAATACGTTACTGAAAAGATAGGACTGCCAGAATTCGCCAATGTTTATAATTATAGATTAAATATTGGGGCTGGCATGTGGCTACTTGCCAATGAGGGAACTAGGCATTGGGAAAGATGGTCTGGCTGGTGTTGGAAAAAATGAATAAGACTAAAATAGAATGGACAGATTATACTTGGAATCCCGTAGTCGGTTGCAAAAATGAGTGTTGGTACTGTTATGCTAAAAGAATGAATGATAGATTTAAGTGGATTGCAAAATGGGATAAGCCAAAGTTTTTTATTGAAAGATTAAAAGAGCCCTATAATCTTAAAGAACCCAATAAGATATTCGTATGTTCAGTGGCTGACTTGTTTGGTGATTGGGTGCCAGGGGGTTGGATTGATAAAGTTATTGAAGTAGCCATAGATAATCCAGAACACACCTTTCAGTTCCTCACCAAAAATCCTAAAAGATATTTGGAGCTTGAGTTTCCAGAAAATTGTTGGTTAGGATTAACCATTGATAAAGTTCAGTACGATACCAATACCAAAGTTAATATAATGAGGACGAAATCTGCAACTAATTATACCTTTATTAGTTTCGAGCCATTACTAGGAGACATGTCTCAATTATTCAAAGATTCTACTGGCGAATGCATGAAACAGATTAACTTAGCTATCGTGGGGGCCATGACTGGAAGAGGGTCTATCAAGCCCGAGAAGGAATGGATTGATTCGATTAAGCATAAAAATATTTTTTATAAAGATAATATTAAGAAGTATTTATGAGAACAATAGAAATTCCTGATAAAATTAAAATAGGCAAGAATACTTATAAGATTAAGACGCAAAAATGGATTAGAAAAAAAGGAGTTAAATTCAGTACTCCAGTGCCCAAGAATAAAAAAGTCTGGGGAAACTACTGTTGTTCCAAAAGAACAATAAAAATAAGAAAAGATGTTCCGAATATTGAAAAAGTCTTCGTGCACGAGTTGCTTCATGGAATTTTAACAGAAAGCGGAATTAGAGGAACGAAAGTAAATTTTAAAAAAGTTAAAAATGAAGAAAAGTTTATTGTAACAATTTGCGAAAACGTACTTAATGTTATCAAGCAATTAAGAATACATGAAAAGAGTAATTCCTAAAAATAAAATATCTGATATGAGATTAGGTCAATTGATTTGGAATGCTATGGCTCATGCATATGGTCATGACGATGAAATGGTGGGCCATAGACTTTTCTTTGTTGAGAACGACGAGTTAGAGAAAATGGTTCAAGATTTTCTTAAATACTATAAATCCCCTCCGAAGGGCAATGCAAAAACAGGGAAATAATATAAATAAACCACACAAGATTTATAAGCACCTAAACTGTAGAAGAAGGGGGCTTAAAAAAAGAGGGCGGCCTATGGACATATGTTCTTGTGGGGAGTTTAAGACTTGGCATACTATCTCAGAAAAAAAATGTTATTATTGTGGAATCCCCGAAAGCCTTCTTAAAATTATAGATTGGCATCACGAAACGGTTCGTCGGCTTACGGTTGATCGTAAGAATCCTAACGAGGGATATGTTCTGGGCAATATTGTATTATGTTGCGAGCGGTGTAATCTTATTAAGAATGATTTTCTTACGGTCACAGAGATGAAACAGATTGCTCACAAATATATAACTCCTAAATGGAAAAAATTATATGAAAACAGATATAGATCCTAAATCTAAAATCGCCAAAGGTAAAAAACTAGAGAAATATGTGGCTCAAACCATTCGAGATAAGGGCCTAGACAAAAAAGCTATAAGAACTCCTGGCTCTGGCTCGGGACAGTTTAAAGGTGATACCCATACCAAGTTGACTATTCTAGGGAGGCAAGCTCATATAGAGTGCAAGAATCAAAAACTTCTAAAGATTCAAGAATGGTGGCGTCAAAGCGAGAAAGATAGCATGGGTTATGGAGAACCCCTTTTGGTGTTTAAGATTCATCAAGAGCCACTAGAATCTGCTAAGGTCGTAGTTTATTTTGATACTTTTTTAGATCTCTGTAAAAAAGCTGAAGAGCCAAAGATGAAAGATCCTGATCGCGAGACGACTTGGAAATTAGAGAGATTAATTCAAGCGGCTAAAGCCGTATTAAAAGATTTAAAAAAATGAAAAAAGAAGTTTATATACTAGGCAAAATATCAGATTACACGCCAAAGCGCTGGGCTAGAAACTGTGCGAGATTTAATGATAAAGAAAAAGAGCTTCAAACGCTTGGATTTAAAACTTTTAACCCAGCTCGTCAAAATCCACAAGGGAAAAGTTGGGAATGGTATATGGCTCGTAGCGTAAAGTTAATGATAGAAAAAAGGCCTATTTGTTACTTTCTCAAAAATTGGGAAAAGAGTCGAGGAGGTAGAATGGAGATGGAGCTCGCTAAATACTTGGGGCTAAAAATTCATATAGAAAAATGAACTACGAAAGCCTGCTAAAAATTTTAATTTCTAATCCTAAATTAACTCGAAATGCCATCTTACACTATTTCAGTTTATTATATCTGGCTATTAATAATCCTTATCCTTCTAGCGCCTATTTGGCCACGAAGACGACCTCCAAGGAATTAGAGGAAAAAGGATTGTTAGTAGGAAACATTAGTCCCCTTAACGATCTTTTGACTAAAGAGGGTCTGATTAAACGACTAGAAGGACAGTCTCGTAGTGTTTATATTCTGGGAGAAAAGCACAAGATTCAAACAATGGCTGGCGAGATGGTAACCAATGTGTGGTATTTTGAAAGGGCCAATGGAGAAGAAATAGTTCATCAAATTAAAGAGGTCAAAAGCAGGGCTAAAACATATAACACAGAATTTAAAGAAGTTCTTGATTTTTACTGGGATTTATTCAAGAAAAAATACGGAGTAACACCAGTTGTAGATATTCCAAAGACAAGAAAACAACTAAAGAATATTTTGAAGCAAACAAAGTTTCAAGTATTTAAAGCCTGTATTCCAATATTTATGGATTTGGAGGATGATTATTTAGACAATCACAAGTACCCCATTCATCTTATAGGATATCGAATGAATTTGTGCAAGGAGAAGCTCAACGACAAAATTATTTATTACGGAATGGTTGGCAGGGAAGATGAATTTTGCAAAAAATATATTGCCAAAGTAATCAAAGATAAAAAACTAACTGTGCACCAAGCATTTTTAGACAAACGAGATGGAGGGATCATCGCAAAACAAAATAATAGACAGCCAAATCCAAAGCCTTAGAGAGGTTGGCAATATTAATTATAAGCGGCCAGAAAATAGGGTTGACGAATTTCATACTAACTTACTGCAAAACCAAGAAGCTCTTTTATATCTTCTTCAGGACAGAAAGTTAGATTTAAAGACTATTGAACACTTTAAATTGGGCCTGGGTGATAAGGGTAGCCTAGTTATTCCCATTTATAAAAAGGGAAAATTGATTGATTACAAATTCAGAACATTGCCCCCAAATCCAAAAGGATTTAGTAGGTTCTCTGGTTCAGAAACGTGGGTGTTTAATGACGAGGGATTTAAAGAAGGAAAAAAGAAAAACGGAATATTGGTTGTTGAAGGAGAAATAGACGCTATGTCAATCTATCAGGCTGGTATTAAAAATGTAGTATCGTTGGTTGGCGGAGCACAACACATGGGAACCTGGATTCATGAGCTAGAAAACATAGAAAAGGTTTATATTTGTCTTGATAACGACACGGCAGGACAACAGGCCGCTCGCAGGCTGGCAGACAGAATAGGAATTAAAAAATGTATTAATGTAGAATTACCAGAAAAGGACGCCAATGATTTCTTTAAAAAATACGACGAGAAAGAATTTAGAAATGTTCTTAGAAATTCAAATAAGTTCCCGATTAAAGATGTTTCTACTCTTAAAGATCTTTACGAGGATGTTCTGGCAAATAAGTATGGAACAAAAGATTTTCAGTTTCATTATCCTATGTTAGATTTGGCGACTGGAGGGTTTAATCGCGCTAATGTAATTGTGGTATCTGCTGAAACCTCCCACGGCAAAACAAGTTTTATGTTTAATACTGCAATGAATTTGTGCAAACACGATACGCCCGTGTTGTATGTTCCTCTTGAAGATAATCCTGTATTTCTAGCTAGAAGAATGTTTAATATTATATCTGAAAAAGAGGTGTCTAAGCTGGAAGAGAATGAATGGAAAGATCTTAAGGATAAAATCAGGGACTTTCCGTTTTACTTTTACATGGCCCAAGACAAATTTGATTTAAATATATTTCGCAAAACCATTGAAGAGGGCAAGAAGATTCATAACATTGAAGTATTTATATTGGATCACTTACACTTTCTGTGTAAAAGAAGCAGTCGTAAAATATCAGAAGAGATTGGATATTTAATGAGAGAAATCGTAGATATAGCTCGTCATTATAATGTAACTATATTTGTAATTTCTCATATCAGAAAAAAACAGGGCCAAGGAGACTGGGCAAGAATGCCAAGCATGAACGAGCTTCGTGATTCTGGCTTGATTAAGGGAGATGCTCATATGATTATTATGTTATTCCGAACTCCTGAATTGCAAGAGGGTAAAACAATTACTCAATTGGCAGTTCAAAAGAACCGAGAGGGAAATACGACAGTAAAACCATTAGAGTTTGAATTTGAAAAAGAAACTGGAATAATGCGCGAGCACATCCCTCAAGATAAAAATTATTATGAAAAAGAGGACAAAGACGAAGAAGAATATAATGTCCCTGAAATAACATGAGCATGAAATGGGAAATAAAAGATGAGTGGATCAAGCAAGAATTCCCTAAAGATGAAAGGTTTCCGCCCTTAGAGTCTTCTCTTCATTTCTTTAGAGAATGGAATGATCAATATTGGTATCGGGATGTTTATTTGAGGACTAGCAGTGATTGTATGGCCAGAAAGGTTAAGCTCATGACAAAGGGGGCGTTTAATCAGGCCCACGATAATAAAACATTTCGTAATTGTAGATTATATCATGGGCGGTTAAAAAAGAAAGCGCATTATGGTGACAAGTATTTAATTCTTTCTCGGTCTGAATTAAGGTGTAAAAAATGTAACAAGAAGCTTGATTCAAATAAAACTATTTTCTTTGGTATTTTTAATAAAACGATTAGAAGACCCTATCATTGGGGTGGCTATGATTTAAGGTGTTATTGTCCTACTTGTCGTAAAATTGAGAAGTTAATAGAGTAATATGAAAAGAATCCCCCACAAAACAATTGAACAGGTAAAACAAATTCCGATGGACAGAATTCTTCCTCCTGCTCCAAAGAGGCGGGGAAATGGTTATTGGATGTATGTTTGTCCTTTGCACAACGATAAGAACCCAAGCTTTGCCTGGTATAAAAGAACTAATACGTGGCATTGTTATGGCTGTAATCAAGGCGGGGATATTATAGAGTTTATAATGAAGTTTACCAATGTTAAGTTTCTCGATGCTGTTGAGTATCTTAAAAAATACTTATGAAATGGCTTAAAAAATTATATGGAAAAAGAATGCCAATAACATCTCATTCATCAGTTGGTGGTGGAAAATGTTCGGCAAGTGCCATGTCTACCAAGTCCAGCTCTTCTACTGCGCCACCAGAAAAAATGAGAGTTTTAAAATGTACTGGTTGTGGAAAAAAATTAGGTTTTTATTACGCTCCATATATTTATCCCTTTGAAAATATGTATTGCAAAATCTGTGCCAAGATTAAAAAATTAACAGAATAATAATATGTTCAAAGACAAAAAAGAAGAGAAAAAATTTATAGAAGATGCGTTTGATGTTATTGACAGGGTTAAGACGCTAGCTGGCGTTGATTATGAATTCAACATTACTATCAAAGAAGATGATAGTGGGGAGGAGGCCTATAAGGTTGATGGCGAAAGCGTTTTTGCAAAAGTGGACGTCAATGTTCACTATCATCGAGCTATGCTGACTTTTTTCCCTTCTGCCGTGAAGACGTGGAAAAAAAAAGACTTTTTTACTTTTACTGAATCTCTTTGTCATGAGGTTGCCCACACTATTACCGAACCATTCCAAGATCTAATCTATCAAACTCACACCAGCCCACAAGAAATAAGGAGAGAAGTTGAATATGCTACCGAGAAAATTGGTAGAATTATGTCTGGACTTTATTTTAAAACTTACAAAAAAAATCTTGATAAGAATGGAAAGTATTCACAAGTTATCCACAAGAAGCGATTTGACAAAGCTAAAAAGATAATAAAAAAGGATAATTAACTAATTTTCCTCCTAAAAAACATATGAACATTGGAAGCGCCAAAAAACAGCTGAGGTCAATCCTTAAGTTGAATCATAAGCCAGTTCTTTTGTGGTCTAGCCCTGGAATTGGCAAGTCAAGTATCTGCAAGCAATTAGCAGAAGAGTTTAACTGGAAATTTATTGATATTCGGTTACCTCTTCTTATGCCCTCGGATCTTCTAGGGTTGCCATTTCCTGATAAGGAAAAAAATCGTGCCAAGTGGCTTTATCCTGATTTTTTTCCTGAACCAAATTCTAAGGAAAACTTTTTAATTCTTTTTGATGAAATAGGAAATGCGCCAATGACAGTTCAAAATGGATGTTATCGAATAATCTTAGACAGATCAATCGGGGATCACTACAAGTTTCCAGAAGGAGTACGAATGGTGGCTGCTTCCAATCGCGAAACTGACAAGTCAGGAGTGGGAAAATTTAATGCCGCTCTTTCAAATAGGTTTGTTCATTTCTTTGTCGAGCCAGAAGTAGAGGCTTGGAAAGACTGGGCCTGGAAAAATGGCATTAGCGAGAAAGTCATTGGGTTTCTCAAATTTAAAGAAGCTGCCCTTTGTAAAAAACCCAACGTTGAAGACAAGGCATATCCAACTCCGCGAACCTGGGAATATGTTTCTGACTTTCTAAAAGCAGGAATTACAGATGAAGACGTAATTGCGGGAACAATCGGAAAAGGAATGGCTAGTGAGTTCTTCTCCTATATAGAAGTTTATGCAAATCTACCTGACATTAATAAAATTCTTAAGGGCGATAAAAAAGTAAAAGTTCCTTCAGAGCCTAGCACTCTTTATGCGCTCTCGTCTTCTATTGTTGCTAAGGCCGACAAGAAAAACATTGAGAATGTTTTCAAGTATGCCGAGAAAATGCCTACTGAATTTCATATCTTGACTATTCGAGATATTACTAGACGAAATGTTAATATCTTTAAGGCTTACTCTAAGTTTCAAAAATGGCTTGACAAATTTGGGCGATTCTATGATGACGAGCATGAAAACGAAGATTAAATGTAAAAAATGTGGTGATATTTTTATGGATTGGCCAAGCAATTATCGTTCTTATTGTTCTCAAGAATGTTATCATGAAAGCAAGCAGTTTCGAGAAATGATTAAAAAAGTTGGATTTCAAAAAGGACATCTTGGTTATAGCAAAGGGAGACCACATATATATTTTTGTAATAATAACTTCTTTTCTCAATATAATGAACAATCTTGCTATTGGGCTGGATTTATCGCAGCAGATGGAAATATACGTAAGAATAAAGGAAACGAAATCAAAATCAGTTTACACGAAAAAGACAAAAATCATCTACAAAAATTTTTAGAACATCTTAAGGCTACCTATCCCCTTAAAGAACTAAAGGCAAAAAATCAATTTTATATTGATATTTCAAATAAAAAATTAGTCGATGACTTAAGAACTAATTTTAATATAACACCCAAGAAATCATTTACTATTCAATGTCCCTCTCAAATACCTAAAGAATTTAATCACCATTTTATTCGTGGTGTGACAGATGGCGATGGATGTTGGTCAAAGTGCAATAAAGGACAGTGGTCTTTAACTATAACTTCGGGTTCTTGTGGTTTTCTTAAAAGTATTCAAAAAGTATTAATAAAAAATTGTTCTGTAAATAAAGTTAATATATATAAAGTTCAAAGAAAGCACCTAATTTCTAATTTGCGATATAGAGGAAACAAACAAATTAAAAGAATTGTAAACTATTTATATAAAGATGCTACAGTTTATTTAGAAAGAAAATATATTAATTTATGAATCTAGAAGATCGCATAATTCAAACCAAAATATGGCTCGCAAAGACTGAAAGATTCCCATTTTTTGGTTATTTACTCTTTATGTTAATTCCTCGTCTAACCAAACAAGCGGTAATGACTGCAGGGGTTGGGTTAGATGGTCAGTATTTATACTATGGAGAGGAATTTATGAAAAAGCTTAAAGATGAGGAAATGCGAGCGGTTCTTGTGCATGAAGTTTTACATCTGGCCTTAGGGCATTTATGGAGAGTAGGAGCTCGAGAGCGCATGCTTTGGAATATAGCGGCCGATCTGTCAATCAATGGAGATATTAATGGATATACAGGAATGAGATTGCCCAAAGGAGTTCTTTTAGATAAACGATACAAAGGTTGGTCGGCAGAACAGATTTATAATGATTTAAGAAATAGAATAAGCAAGGCTACTAAGCAGGACAAAAAGACCAAAGGAAAAGGAAGGGGTAATAAAAAAGGCAAGGGTCCTAAAGTTATAGGAAAGATGAAAATGGGATTTGCAGATGGAAATGGTGGTCAAAAAAATGAAGATATGACTATAGTAGAAGGCGAGGGAAATTGTGGGTGTCGAGGCGATCATTCGCAATGGTATAAAGGACAAGGAAACCCTAAAAACAAAAAAATGCAAAAGAAATGGCAGCGAGCAGTTAAGCAGGCAGCAGATGCTCATGCTCAAAAGCAAAAAGGAAATTTGCCTGGCGAGCTTCAAAGATTGGTCGAAGAAGCGGCACCCATAGTAGATTGGCGAGAAGTTCTGGTAAATTATGTGGTAAAATCTCACGATGACTTCAGTTATCGTCAGTCTGATCGCAGGTTCTTAGATTCAGAGTTTATAATGCCGTCTATGGAAGAAGGCGAGAAGATTGACGAGGTTGTGATCGCAGTTGATACTTCGGGCTCTATTTCCGAACAACAGTTAAATAAGTTTGCTGGAGAAGTTAAGGGGCTTCTAGGTGCCTTTCGAAATGTAAAAGCTTATATGTGTAGTATTGATACCCAGGTTTACGATTGGAAAGAAATAAATGATTATCAATTAAACATTCAGTATTTCGGGGGCGGAGGAACCGATTATAGATGTGTCTTTGATGAAATTGAAAAACGAAATATTGAACCTTGTGTTCTAATTATAATGGGAGATCTTTATGCGGATTTTCCAGACAAAGAACCCAACTATGACGTTATTTGGTTGGCTACTAGAGACCATGGCGAAACGCCTGGTTGGGGAAGAAAAATTTTATATCGTGATTAATATGGAACAACCAAGACAAAAAACACGCGCAGAAATAGCCCTGGAGCAAGAACTGTTAAGACGACAATATAAAACAGAACTTTATAGGCAAAAAATGATGCATCCTTATCCGTCGCCTTTTAAGCCAGATTACGAAAGCGCTTTTTCAGAACCACCCCCACCAAAGGCAGAAAAGATTAAATGCGTAAAGTGTAAAAAAACAATAGCTATAGAACCTCCCGAGGAACAATTGTATCCTGGGAAAAAAGTTGAAGAAAAATTATATTGCCCAACATGTTGGAAAATAAAAAAATTAAAAGAATAACGGGTCGTTACTTTTTAATCGCAACAGCATTGATGTTTTTAGTAATGATATGGCAATCATTTGTGTTAGCGGGCGCAAGCAGCACTAATCTTACTTTAAAATATTTATTATCTATTATTATTGGCCTTTATTCTCTGCCTATTTATTGTTATCTTTCAATGTTTTTAAGAGAAAACAATTTGAGCGATGGCCAAAGAAAATGCGAAGAATGTAAAAAGAAAATTGGTTGTTTTAAAAAGTGTTATCCAAAGATGATGAATTTTTCTTTGGGTAATCAAAACATAATAGCTGGCTACGGCTATCCTGGCCGTATTTGCAAAACATGCCATCAAATAAAAAAACTAAAAGAATAAAAAAGCTTCCTTGTGCGCCTTCGTGGCAAGATAAAGAAAAATATAAGGATATTATAACCAATAAGGATCGACTTGTTATTGGTACTTATACTGTTAAATGTCAGAAGTGTGAAGAGAGGTTTCCTTTTGTTATAAGATTTGTAGATGAAGGAGCTAAAAAAATAGCCCATCATAATCTTACCGAAATTAAAGTTTATTCTAGACAGTTTAAAATAAAAAAAGAGACGATCTTGAGTCCAGCAAATGTTCTATCAGATACTAATCATAAATTTGATATTGAAAGACTAATTAAAGAACGTTGGCGAAAAGAAAAGAAAGATATTATTAGAAGAATCTATGCCCAAATGAATGGATCTAATAAAGAACAAATAATGTGCGACACTTGTTATCAAATACATAAGTTACAAGAATAATATGCCTACAAAAAAAGACAAAAGTTATCAAATAAGACTTCAATGTGAAAAATGTGGAAAGTTTATTGACGCTGATTTATATGTTAAAATAACAGAAAGAGATAGATATGGAAATCCTAATACATATATGCCTGCTAAAATTCCGAAGTATTTAGATATTATATTTACACAAGGCATGGATCGATTGTCTCGCTATAGAGATAAAGACTATATGCATATAGCAAAAAAAATGGCAACGCTGGGAACTGCTGGGGTTCAAAATCCTCACATACCAGCAGATGAACCAGCTATAGTCTGTAAAACTTGCCAACAAATTAAGAAATTAAAAGAATAATATGAACATACAAAAAGTAGCTACAAAAAAATTATCTAAGAAAACGATAGAAAACTTAAAGAAATCTCAAGAAGATATGAAAAAGGGAAATACACTTTCCTACAAAGAAATATTCAAAAAGTGGGAAGACAGAAGTAAATTATATAAAGCTTTTTGGTATACTAGAAGATTGTTATTCTATATAGAATTTAGGCCCTTCTGGAGGATGAAAATGTGGTATCAACGGATTAAAAGAGGCTGGTGTGAAGAAGATATTTGGTCTTTGTATGATTATTTGGGCACAGTAATTAGTGACACTCTTAGAAAATTGCAAGAAGATACTTCTGGTTATCCCATAGAAATGGCTAGTCTTAAAGAATGGAAACAGGCTTTATTGAAAATGGCTAAGGCTTTTGAAATGGCTAGAGATGGTGATGAGAAACATTTGAATGACTTTGAAAGATATGGGATTAAAAGAGCTAATAAGCTTTACAAAGAACGAAGGAGAAAGTGGGAGCAAGATATGAAACTTTTTGTCAAATTTTTTGAAAATCTCTGGGATTGAGTTATCCACAGGCTAGGGGTTGACAAGCTAAACTATATATGTTAAAATTAATAGTGTATAATGAATTATCGCAGGGGGCAGGTTAGTATCTAATGTGGCTCATATCCATATTTAAGCGGGTGCAATCCCCGTCCCTGCAACACTATGAAAAATCTATGTAAAATATGGCTCCATCCGAGAGCCCGACAAACCCAGATTAATAGTTTGGTCGGTTTTTCGTATTTAACAGATGCAAAAGAAGGAGGTGGGTAGATGAGTGTTTATATTATTATGTGTAAATACTCATCAGCCTCAAAAAGGCTGATTTTTTATGATGCGGGATCGTCTAATGGTCGGACGCTAAGCTTTGAACTTAAGAATGGAGGTTCGATTCCTTCTCCCGCAGCCATACTCAGGTGGTGAAATCGGTATCACCTTTGACCGTTAATCAAATGTTCCTGGTTCGAGTCCAGGCCTGAGTGCCAAGGCCCTGTCGTCTACTGGTTAGGATGGAAGGATTTCACCCTTCCGAAAGGAGTTCGATTCTCCTCGGGGCTATGCCAGATTAGTTTAATGGCAAAACGATGCACTGTCGATGCATGGTCAGGGGTTCGATTCCCCTATCTGGCGCTTGTGGGGATTATAGCTTAATAGTAAAGTTCTCGGCTGTGAACCGAAGGATATGGGTGCGACTCCCATTAATCCCCCAATATACCCTTGTGGTGAAATAGACATCACACCTCCCTTCGAAGGAGAAGTTCTGGGTGCAAATCCTAGCAAGGGTGCTATGGACCTCTAGTTTAATGGTAAAATAACTGATTCCAAACCAGTTGACGAGGGTTCGATTCCTTCGAGGTCTGCGGCCAGGTAGCCCAACTGGTAGAGGCAGATGGCTTAAGACCATCAAAGTGTTGGGTTCGAATCCCACCCTGGCTATCATGGTAGGTCGGACATTGGTTAGCGTCAAGCAGTCTTGAAAACTGTCGCTCCGAAAGGAGTTAGTGGTTCGATTCCACTACCTACCGCCAAGGAAAAGTGGCTGAGCGGACGAAAGCGGCACGGTGCTAACGTGTTAAGGGTAACACCTTCGGGGGTTCGAATCCCTCCTTTTCCGCCATGTCAGAGTAGCTCAGTTGGTAGAGCGGCAGTTTGAAGAACTGCGCGGCGTCGGTTCGAGTCCGACTTCTGACACAATATGGGAGCGTGCTCTAATTGGTAAAGGGAACTGGTTCAAACCCAGTAATATATAGGTTCGAATCCTATCGCTCCTATGGGTCTGTGGCCGAGTGGTTGAAGGCGACTGCCTGTAGAGCAGTTACCCTCGCGGTAAACATCGCAGGTTCGAATCCTGCTGGGCCCACAATTGTTGCATTGATTGTTGCAAAATGAAACAATTAAACAGAAAAAATGAAACAATTATGCCTCGTTAGCTTAATGGGAAAGCACCTGGCTTTTAACCAGCGAGATGAATGTTCGAGTCCTTCACGAGGCACAGGGGGAGCATGTACTGAGGTTAGCGAGAATCACTTGCAATGAATCTGTTAGGAGTTCGACTCTCCTCTCCTCCACTTTTTACCCTCGTAGTTCAATGGACAGAATGAAGGGCTTCTATCCCTAGGATGCGGGTTCGATTCCTGCCGAGGGTGCGGACTGATAGCTAAATGGCAAAGCAACTCCCTCTTAAGGAGAAGATTGTAGGTTCAAATCCTACTCGGTCCACTATAGGGGTATAGCTCAATGGTAGAGCAGTTGTCCGATGAACAATAGACGTGGGTTCAATTCCCTCTACCCCTACACGTCACTAGCTCAATAGCAGAGTCCCATTCTTATAAAGTGGTGGATATTGGTGCGAATCCAATGTGACGTACACTCCGTTAGTTCAATAGTAGAATGACTGGTTTACATCCAGTAGACGAGGGGGCAGTACCTTCACGGAGTACCCGTGGGCAAGGGAGACGATCGCTCCTTCGGGAGAGGAAAGTCCGAACACCCCCTTATTAATAGGGCTTGACTAATATGTCGAATGATAGGTAGGTCAATAAGTAGCTAAAATGAAAATTTTTTGCGATCCCTTTTTATGAGGAGTAGGGTAGCGGGTAACGCCCGTCCACCGTAAGGTGAGAGGTGCGAACAGAGACGAGAAATGTGAAACGGCTAAATCCTTACCTGGGTGCAAGAGCAAGATATGGTAGCTCGCTTAGATAGATGATCGTCGTAATAACAGAATTCGGCTTATGACTTGCCCAAAATACTCCCAGTAACCAAGAGGCTAGGTAGCGGATTGCAAACCCGTTGACGTGGGTTCGATTCCCACCTGGGAGTCCAAGCGGGAGTGATGGAACTGGCATACATGTTAGTTTTAGAAACTAAATTTTACAGGTTCGAATCCTGTCTCCCGTACCAGGTTGTAGCTCAGATGGAAGAGCGCGTGATTTGGGTTCACGAGGCCGCAGGTTCGACCCCTGTCAACCTGACCATGCCAGCGTAGCTCAATTGGTAGAGCAGCTCCCTTGTAACGAGAAGGTTGGTAGGTTCGATTCCTCCTGTTGGCTCTATGAAAAAATTAGAAACACAATTTACTGAATGCGTACCTTGGAAACAGATAGAAAGAACATGGGGTAAAAGAGAATATACAAAATTTATGAAATGGATGGTAGGTCAAACTTGTTTAGAAGAAGGTGCTTATATAGAAGATGTTATTAGTTATGCT